GAGGTACCGTCAATCATTGCGTAGCCGTAGTGGTTGGCTGTGTTCTGCAATTCTGTCTGGCGCCCATCGGAGTATGTCCTGATGTCACGGAACTGGGCATCCCTCTGCGTTTCTCCCAGTAACTGAGTGTCCTTGGGGTGGGCCGCGACAAAGCCGCCGCCGTTCTCCCGCAAGTTCCATTCAATATAGTTGCGATCGAAATAAACGGGAAGAAAGCGGATGCCTTCATCACCGTCAACAATCGTGTTGGTTGCTGTGAACAGCAAGTCGCCGACACTGGCGTCTGCCAGATACTTGACCGCTTTCTTCTTGATCTGCGGACTGCCGGGCTGAATGATTATAATACGTGGCGTCGCCAGATCATCAGCGGTAATTTCACCGATGCCTGCACCTGCCTTCTCTTCAAATAGCGATACTATTTCGTTGCTCTGCTTTTTCGTTGCCATAATGCTCTTTTAACCTCTTAATTTTGTCATTTGGTAATTTTCGTTCGTTTTCCCTGGTACACGGAAAAAAGTTTCTGTGTATCGAGAGTGAACGCGCTGTCGCCACTTTCAATGCGTTCTCTGACGAACGCCTTGAGGGTGGATGGGTGGACGCTTTCCTTCTGGGCAGGGAACAATCCCTCCTGTTCCAGAAGCGTCATGGTTTCGAGTGCCGTTTCATCTTCGCCTTTGCCGAAGGAAACACTCACTTGATTCTTGATGATGTCGCCGTGGCCCTGTTCACGGAGCCATGCGTGGGCGGCATCACGGTTGTTCTTGTTGATTCTTGTTGCGTAGAACATGTCAATGGTAATCCGCGACCCGTCTTTGAGACGCAGGTCCTGCATCCCCAGTTCTGCCATTTTCTGCGGCAGGTCTTCCTCGGACAGGCGCCGGTATTGTTCCTTTAGTTTACGCAAACGTTCCTCGGTGTTGCCGATCATGCCGCCAATGCGGAGGAACCGGGTTATGTTTTCACTAAGGGTTTGGAGTTCGTTGTCGTCGAGTTTGGTGACTTTTCTTTCCGTGGTCTTCTCGAATAGATCCACGATATTATTCGCTTTTTCCATTGGTCTTTTTCCTAATTGTTCGTAGCCTCTTCAGGCTGCATTAAATGGTTGTAAATGCAGTTTAACTCATGTAGAATTTGTTTGCAACCATAACATAAATGAAAGTACAGGTTGCGTGAATTTGGCGATTCACTACACTATATATAGGACAGAGAACAACGAATGACATTAGCAGACTACCCGTTCAAAACGCTACCGTACGAACACCAACTGAGCTCCCTTAGACGATCCCTGCACCGGCACGAATACGCTTATTTTCTGGAAATGGGACTGGGCAAATCAAAAGTGCTGTTGGACAATGCCGCGATTCTTTTTGATGAAGGCAAGATCGATGCGTTGGTGATCGTTACCCCTAAAGGGAATTTAAGAAACTGGGACAAATTGGAAATACCGAAGCACCTGCCGGACCATGTGAACCGGAATGTACTGGTGTGGCAACCGAATCACACGAAACAATGGCGTCAGGCCTATAATAAGATGGTCAAGGAAGACAGTGAGGGAATCCTCAACATCCTGACCATCAACGTCGAAGCGTTTTCCACGAAGAAAGGCTGTGTGTTCGTGGAGAATTTTCTTAATGTGCACCATACAATGATGGCGGTCGATGAAAGTACGCTGATTAAAAATCCCAAAGCACAGCGGACCAAGAACCTGCTTAAACTGTCCATTCTGCCACGCTACAAGCGCATCCTGACGGGTTTTCCAGTGACCAAGGCCCCACTGGACCTGTACAGCCAATGCGCTTTCCTGAGCCCCAGATTACTGGGGTTCAGCAGTTATTATGCGTTCCGTGCAAGGTACGCAGTAGTACGATTACGCAGTCTAGGACGCAACCGGTCGTTCCAGGAGATCGTGGATTTCCAGCGGTTGGACGAATTGCGGGCAGCACTGGGGGATTTCTCGATCCGCTATACCAAGGACGAGTGCCTTGACCTGCCGGAAAAAGTTTACATGAAACGGGAAGTCGAGTTGACCGACGAACAAAAGACAGCGTACGCGATGATGAAGAAGGAAGCGTTGATGATTATTAAGGATAATCTGTTCAGTACGCAAAGTGTGCTGACGCAACTGATGCGCTTGCAACAAGTGGTGGCCGGCTCTTTGCGTAATGCGGACGGGAAAACAGTGTTGCTGGCCAATAACAGGGTCAAAGAGACCGTGAGTTTATTGGAAGAAACACGGGGAAAAGTGATCATCTTTGCGGTGTTCCAGACGGATATTGAAGAATTGGAGAAGGCCATCGGCAAACAGTTCGGGACGGAAAGCGTGGCTTCCTTTTATGGGAAGACCTCGAACAAACGCCGGGAGGAAGTGTTGGAAGCGTTTCAGGATACCGACAGCGAACTGCGGTTTTTTGTGTCGAATCCACATACCGGGGGCCGTGGACTGACATTGACCGCGGCGAACACCATGATTTTTTACTCGAACAGCTATGATTTGGAATTGCGTTTACAGGCCGAGGACAGAATTCATAGAATCGGACAGGATAATCGCTGTACTTACGTTGATCTGGTTGCACCGGGGACCGTGGACACAAGAATTCTGGAATCATTGCGGAAGAAGATAAAGATAAGCAACGAAGTTTTGGGAGAAGTAAAGGAATGGTTTGTATAATAAAAATGGGGAAAACATTATGAAAGAACGAATAGACGTGAATCTGTCGCCTGAGGAATACAGGAAACTGAAAACGATTGCCAGCGCCTTTCGGGCCACGGCCCAAGGACAGATCCGGCAACTTATCAATGACGATTACCAACGGAACGGGGAAGCGTACGAGGAACACCTGTCCAACAGGGTTGAGCAAAGAGAAAAAGAATGACGGATATGGTGAACCACCCACCGCATTACAATCAGGGAGCCATTGAATGCATTGACGGGATCGAGGCGAGCATGTCGGCGGAACAATTTGAAGGCTACCTGAAAGGGAACCTGATGAAATATGTCTGGCGGTACGGGGACAAGAGTAAACTTCAAGACTTGGAGAAGGCAGAATGGTATCTGCGGAAGCTAATTTCGCATGTAAAAACATTATACGGAAAAAAATCCATCTAATGTTCATCTAAGCTAATAGGGGATTCCCTATAAACCCCCTTTTTATCAAAACATTATATCTTAGACGTACTTTTGAGTTTTTTATGTTTTTTAACTATAAAGCAAAACCAACAGAATCCATCTAAGACAAATAATATTCGCTGAGATATAACCTATATAGGGGTTTCAATGTTATATAGACCGTCTAATGTTCATCTAAGAATCTAAGGAAAAAGGGGTGTTTTTCGTTGTTTTTGCGCAAATGCCAAAGTAAAAGCACTATTTTTTTATAAAAGCTGTCCCATAATCTAATGTTTGCGACCTTATTTCATAAGGGTTTCAGCGTATCAAAAATATCCCATATACTTACTTTGGGCCTTTTAGGGCGTTTTTGTGATAAACTTTTTTTCATGAAAAACGGCAAATCTAACAACCCAAGTGGACGGAATACAAAGCATCTTACCGACAAACAAACAAGGTTTGCACGGGAGTATGTTTACAACGATGGGTCTAAAACACAGACTGAATGTGCAATTAATGCCGGTTACAGTAAATCAAGTGCCCATGTCCGGGCCTCAGAGTTAACCAATCCAAGAAGATTCCCCGTTGTTGTCCGTTATATTCAGGAACTTGAGAACGAATTAAACGCCAAATACGAAGTTACTTTTGCCCGCCATGTCCGAAAACTCGCCGACATCAGGGATGAAGCGATCAAGAAGGGCCATTTAACAGCAGCTGTGACAGCAGAAGTACAGAGAGGGAAAGCGGCAGGTTTGTATGTGGAAAGAAAAGAGATTCGTACGGGAACGCTTGATTCTTTGTCCGAGAAAGAGATAAAACAGAAGATAGATGGCTTGCTCGCTGACTATAAACCTTTACTTGAAGCCGAAGAAGCGGTGTTTGAAGAAACCTGATTCTTCTT